CTGGTGGTGCTACTCCAACTATCACGCACACTTATGTGTCTGGTGGCACAGCAACAGTTGGATTCACAACTACACTATTCCCAGATGGAACATTTGGGTATAACTTCCAGGTTGTAGATGTTACGGGCAACAATGAGTTTGTTGTAAATGTTGGTACTTCTACCATCACACACGTCTACGCTCAGGGTGGCACAGCAACTGTTGGTCTAACCACAGACATCTTCCCAGATAAGGACAATACCTTCTCGATCGTCTCTATCGTTGACGACAACAGATTCTCTGTTGATGTTGGTGTATCCTCTATCCCACACACATATGTAAGCGGTGGCACCTGGCAGAAGTTCAATCCATTCAACTTCGGTCGTGAGGGCGACAGACCTCAGTTCGTCTATCTCGACGGCATGGAGTTTACCTGCCCCGGCAACAGCAACAACCGTTGGGTCGATCCACAACAGCGTCTCATCAGCGTTGGTTTCACAACCACTATCTTCCCAGATACAACGGATCACTTCCCACTCGTATTCCGCGATGACGGTGCTCACTGGAGAATCCTAGTTGGTGAAGTTGGTTTCGATCACATCTATGTCGGTGGTGGCACAATCGGTCAATACACAATCAACTCTGTTGGTAGTGGTTATAACGGTGTCATCAACGTCGGTTTCGATGATGACAACCATACCGGTACTGAAGCAGTTGTCGAAGGTCGCCCAACCTCTGGTGGTGAGTTGGAGTTCGTTGTAGTCAACCCAGGCACAGGTTATACCGATGGCGTCTACGCCTGGTGTCCTGATCCTCAGTTCTATAACCTCCCAGTTAAGACTGTCTTCCGTCGTGGTGCTATTCCTGAGGCACTTGCTGATGCACCAGACCAAGATGCTTGGCAGGAGCAGTATGGTGGCAAAAACCTCTTCGTATCTTGTGAAGTTGGTGCTGCTAACACCACTGCCATCGGTAGGTCTGAATACTTCGAGGTCAAGAACTTCGAGTTGAGCAATCAAGGTTTCTCCTACTATCCAGGTGATATCATCGAGATGGTTGGTCTAGTTACTGCTAAGGGTCTCACAGAACCACTAGAGAACTTCCAACTTTCTGTTCTAGAAACATTCAGCGACAATGTCTCTGTTTGGAACTTCGGTCAGTTGGATTACATCGACAGCATCAAGTCACTACAGGACGGAAGTAGAACACGCTTCCCACTCATCTATAAGGGTGAGACATTCTCCTTCGAGTTGGATCCTAATGACGAGTCCTCTGCTGCCATTGACCTAGACAGTATCCTACTCATCTATGTCAACACCGTGCTACAGGTGCCCAAACTCAACTATGTCTTTGAAGGTGGTACTTCATTCGAGTTTACTGCTCCTCCATTCGCTGAAGATGATGTTGACATCTACTTCTATCGCGGTAAGCGTAATCTTGACTCTAAGATCGTTACTGAGATTGATGAGTCAATCCGCCCAGGTGATGAACTTCAGATCAAGAAGAATGACTACACCATTCTCACCGATCCCGATCCACGTTCCAAGACTCAGCGTATGAGAACTGTAACTGAGATTGCATCTTCTGACACAGTAAGAACTGACATCTACTTCGGCAATAGAGATATTGATGAAGTCCGTCCTCGTCAGGTTGCTTGGGATAAGCAGAAGCGTGACATCTTCATCTATGGCGATCCCGCACCCAAGACACGCGATAGTTACGAACCTATCATCCAACCAAGATGTGCTATTATTCGTAACCTCGCAGCATCTGATAGTGAGATGTTTGTAGATAGTGCCAGATACTTTGAGTATGAGGCATTCTCACAATTCTATCCTGGTCTACCTGTTCCAGTTCTATCTTCCCTAGAAGGCAGAGCATACAAGACAACCGTTGACAGTATCGCTAATGCTGAGTTTGAGGCAGTTGTAAACTCCTCTGGTGAGGTTCAAACGATCAACATCATCAGCGCAGGTAAAGGATACCCAAGCGATGCTACACTATCCATCTCATCGCCTGTAGATGGGACTAGAGCAACTGCTACGCCCATTATGAATACTCTTGACGGGTCATTCATCGCGATTATCGTGAACGAGCGAGGCAGTGGTTACGACCAAGCAAATCCACCTTCAGTGATTACGGCAGATCCAACTCTTCTCTATGAAGACTTCCCATTCAGCAACGTTGAAGGTTTCGCTGGCATCATCACTGGCATTCGCGCAACTGGTGGTGTTGGTGCTGTAACCAAGGGCATCGAGTTCCGTTACATCGTTGACACGGGCATTATTCCCGCAGACCTCAAGGTTGGTTATTCTGTCGTCGTCAACAACTCTGTTGTTGGTAATGGCGTCGAGTCAATCTCTAACAGCGCGGTCAATGTCGTGGGTGTAGGAACGCAGTTCCTTGATTGTGTTTATCAAGTTATGGGCGTCAGCGTCCTTGGTCGCACTGGATCCTTCCAGGTAAATGTCAACAGCAGCACTAACCTCAGCGGTATTGATACTGATGGAGACAACCTCGGACAGATCAGTTGGGGTCGCCTCTCTGGCATCACCCGCGACATTGATGAAGCAATCGACTTCAACGATTGTGATGGTCAGACATTCAGCAGCGATATGGAAAACTACCCAACATTCGTCAGAACTGGCGAAGGATTGAGAAACGAGGGCGGACTCGCGAAACGCGTATAAATATTATTACGGTATTTTATCGCACTCTGATTTTATACAATGTCCGCACTCATTACCGACGAGTTTAGGCTGTTTAACGCCGACAACTTCGTCAACTCTGTAACAGACCCCGATAACTCATATTACATCTTTGTAGGTCTCCCGAACCCCGTTGGAGATGGATATGGTAGAACTCTCGATTGGAATGATGATCCACCATCACCAATCGATAGTTTTGCTTATGTAAGACATACATATGACACGATGATGTACGGTCGTCGTATCACTCCCGGCAATATTCGCCGTGTGATTCGTCGTATCGACTGGGTCAAGGGAACACGATATGAGCAATATCGTGATGACTATAGCGTCTTCAATGTATCACCAAATACGGGTTCTACTCGTCTTTATGATGCAAACTACTACGTTGTAAGCAGTGACTTCAGAGTGTACATCTGTTTAAGCAACGGATCTAGTGGTGCTAACCCCAAAGGTAATGGTTCCGAAGATGAACCAAACTTTGTAGATACCGAACCGAGTGCAGCAGGTAATAGTGGTGACGGATACATTTGGAAATACTTATTCACAGTATCTCCATCTGATGTTTTGAAGTTCGACTCAACAGACTACATCACAGTCCCAAGTGACTGGAGTACATCAGACGCACCACAGATTACTGCTATTCGTGAGAGTGGTGACTCTGACAACAATGATTCACAGATTAAGCAAATCTACATTGCTAATCAAGGTGCTGGTTATGCTGGTGGCACCGGTCAAGAATTCCCCATCATCGGTGATGGAACAGGTGCTAGAGCAATTATTGACGTTGTCTCCGGTAAGATTACTAAGGCAATCGTCTCCAAAGGTGGTAAAGGTTATAGTTGGGGTCTAGTTGACCTAGGACCAATCAACGCCAACATCACTACAGCAGCAGAACTACAAGTTATTATTCCTCCTTCAAAGGGTCATGGTTTTGACATCTACGAGGAGATGGGCACCGATAAGGTATTGGTATATTCTCGTTTTGACGATTCAAACAGCGATTTCCCAACAGACACCAAGTTTGCCCAGATTGGTATTTTGAGAAATCCCCAAATCAATGGATCAACACAGATCTACACTGAGAACACATTTACTGCCGCTGATTCACTGAAGATTCTATCTTTCAGTGGTGAACCAGAAGTTGGTCAGGTTATTCAACAGCAAACCGAAGATGGTATTGCTCGTGGTTATATCGTTTCTTTTGACGAGGAAACTAAGGTTCTTAAGTATATCCAGGACAGATCACTCTATCTAAACCAAACAAAGGTTCAGATTATTGATGGCAGCGTTGACTATGTTGGCATCAGCACCAGAGGTGAGAAGATTCCATTTGAATCCAATAGTAATGCTGTTACTACGGAGTTGGGATTCCTTGCTACTGTTGATACTTCATTCAATGGAAGTACTGAGACAGTCGGTGATAAGTCAGTTGAGTTGGGTATTGAGTTTACAAACGGCATCGCCGAAAGTGAGATAAATAAACAGAGCGGTGAAATACTCTACCTTGACAATCGTCCAATTGTCCCAAGAAACCCCCGCCAAAAAGAAGACGTTAAAATCATCTTGGAATTCTAAACAATGTCCCAAATCAATCTCGATACTAGTCCTTACTTTGACGATTTTGATGAGGAGAAGGAATTTTACAAAGTTCTCTTCAAGCCAGGATTTCCTGTCCAAGCAAGAGAACTAACCACTCTTCAATCAATCCTCCAAAACCAGATTAGTAAGTTTGGTGAGCACTTCTTCAAAGAAGGTTCGATGGTCATTCCTGGTGCCATCACATATAATGGTAACTATACTTGTGTGCTGGTAAACCCCCAGCAAGGTGGTATTGATCTATCGTTGTATCTTGATAAACTCATTGGGACGAAGATTGTTGGTCAGATTTCAGGTGTAAGGGCAAAAGTAGTTAATATTCTTCTACCTCCTGATGAGGTGGCAAAAAATCCAACGATTTATATTTCTTACGAAGATAGCGGTAACGACGAAGAGCAAGCAACATTTCTAACAAACGAACCTCTAATCAACGAAAGTCCAATCGTTTATGGCAATACTACCATCAGTGCTGGTAGTATCTTCGCTACAACGCTCCTACAAGACGCTGTAACCACTGGTTCAGCAGCACAGATCTCTGAGGGCGTATACTTCCTCAGAAGCACCTTCGTGAAGGTTTCTGAGAGCGTAGTTATCCTAGAACCATATAACAACAATCCAACGTTCAGAGTTGGTCTACAGATCACTCAGAGCATTGTGACTGCTGGTCAGGATGATACTCTGTATGATAATGCTAAAGGATTCAACAACTTCTCTGCTCCTGGTGCTGACCGTCTAAAGATTACGGCAACTCTCACCAAGAAACCAGTCGATGATACTAACGACACCAACTTTATTGAGTTGATGCGTGTCACTGATGGTGAACTAAAGAAACTAGAAGAGTCTACCAGTTATAACTACCTAAAAGACTATATTGCCAAGAGGACTTATGACGAGTCTGGCGATTATGTTGTCAAAGGTATGGGTGTAACCATTGATGAATCACTCAACAATGGTCTAGGTAATGGTGGTTCTTACACCAAAGATCAACTCACTGAGGAGGGTGAAACCCCAACCAGCGATCTTGCTTGTGTAAAAATCCAGGCAGGTACTGCATATGTGCGTGGTTATGATGTAAAAACCCCTGGCACTCAGAACCTTGATGCCCCAAAACCAAGAACGACCGCTAATATTGAATCTGCTGCCATCCCATTTGAGATGGGAACACAGTATATTGTTAACAATGTAGTTGGAACCCCAGCAGTTGGTCTAAACTATGATGATAATATCGTTCAACTATATGACGGTAGAATCAGTGCTGGAGCACCAACAGGTGATTTGATTGGTGAAGGTAGAGTCTACTCATTTGAATTGCATGATGGTAGATATGAAGATGCCTCATCAACCTTCGATCTATTCCTATTTGATACTCAGATCTTCACTAAGTTTACTGCTAATGTAGACCCAACCACTCTATTGATTGCTGGTTATAAGGTCAAAGGTCTAAGCAGTAACTCAACTGCATTTGTAAGGTCTGTAAACGGAAGTGAGGTCACTCTAACTCAGGTTGATGGTGAATTCCAACTCAATGAGACTCTAAGCATCAACGGCGTTACATCAAACACGGTAACCATTGCTGCTTTGGAGACATACAATGCAGATAATGTTAAATCTGTTTCTCAGTCTGCTTCAAACATCAATCCAGGTCTACAGGCAAACTTTACTGCCGATGCTCTACTCTATCCAACAACCGCAGCAAACTTCTTTGCTGATGACACCTACACGATCACAGCAGGTGGACTCTGTGTTTGTGGTGGACGCACATTTGATGCTTACAAAGTAGGTGACATCTTTGCCTATCAGAAGTCTGGATCTGAACTAATCACATTCAACAGAGTTACTTCTATTGCTGCTGATGACCTAGGGATGACTCTAGAAGCAGTTGCTGATGTCCCAGCACTAGTTGACGGCACTCTACCTTCAGGAACTATTGATGTCCAGGGAAGGAAGATGATCTCCCAGGTCTTCAATCAGGACAAATCATTCTTGTATTCTGTCCTAGAAGAGAGAAACATCGCTAAACTAGATCTATCAAACTCTTCTCTACCTTATACAAAGCAGGTCACTGGACTTTCGATCGATGCTAATGGTCAGATGACTATTAACTCAGCATCACTCAATATTCCAAATTCAAACTTTGCTGCTTACGACCAAAATAGATACAGCATCTCTCTATCTAATGGTGCTCAAGAAACTATTGATTCTACTGCGGTCTTAGTAAGTCCTAATGTTATTGTCTTCAATAACCTAACACCAAACCAGACCAATGTAACTGCTAATGTAACTGCCTTTAAGAGTGGAATTCGCTCTAAGACCAAAGTTGTAATGAGGTCTGAGGAGTTAATCGTTGATAGAATTTCTACTGGTATTGGCACAGATACACTTGCTCTACAAGCAAGTCCTTACTATGGTCTCCGTGTTGATGACCAAGAGGTATCACTAAATGTCCCTGATGTTAGAAATGTTGTTGCTGTTTATGAGTCACTCAATGCCAACAACCCATCTCTAGATATTCTACAATTTGTTTCTGGTCTAGCACTCGATACCAATGTAGTCAAGGGTGAATATGTAAGAGGTGAGATTACTGGTGCCATTGCTCAGGTCATTAGTGTCCCAGATCAAGCACAGGTAAGAATTGTATATCTCAGTCAAAACACCTTTGAAGTTGGCGAACTGCTTGTTTTCCAGGAATCTGGAATGCAGAACATCCTACAGGGAATTGTAGAAGGCAACTATCAAGATATTACAGACAGATATACTCTTGACAATGGTTACAGAGAGCAATTCTATGACTATGCAAGAATCGTAAGATCTGATAATGGTGTAGCACCAAACAGAAAACTACTAGTCATCTTTGATAAGTTAGTTGTCCCTGGCGATGATAAGGGTGATTTCTATACAGCAAACACCTATGACGATAACACCTTTGAATATAGGATGCCTAATCTAGGTCCTAAGAAGGATATTCGTGCCTCTGATACACTTGACTTCCGTCCCCGTGTTAGAGATTTTGATCCTGCCACTACTAATGATTCTCCATTCAACTACATCCAGAGAGACTTTGGAACTGTAGGCAGCACAGCACTACAGGTTGTTGCTCCTAATGAGAATATGACAGTTGGTTATGACTACTATCTTGGTAGACGAGATAGAGTCATTGTCACCAAGGAAGGTGACTTCCAACTCGTTCAGGGTGCTCCAAACAGAAATCCAACTCTCCCAGACCAAGCCGAAACGGCGATGGAACTTGCTCGTATCGAGTATCCTCCATATGTCTTCGATATGAACGATGTCAAGGTCGTTCAGGTCGATAACAAGCGTTATACGATGAAGGACATTGGTAGACTAGAGGATCGTATTGAGAATCTAGAGGAAATCACTTCACTATCACTCCTAGAAAGACAGGCACAATCTACAGATGTTACTGATGCTCAGGGCAACAACAGATTCAAGACCGGTTTCTTTGCTGATGACTTCACTTCACTCAACTTTGTTGACCTAAGTGATCCTGATTATAAAGCAGATGTTATTGCTGAGTTCAGTGTCCTTGCTTGCCTACAAGAGTTTGGCACACTACCAATCAGATTGCTACTAGAGAATGGTCTTGATTCAAATACAGTCAACCTAGAGTCAGATCTACCACTAGTTGACCCCAACACCACAAAGACTGGTGATTTGGTTACACTCAAATATGATGAGGTTAAGTGGATCAACCAACCACTATGCTCAAGAATTGAGAATGTCAACCCATTCAATGTTATTCTCTATAATGGTAATATGGCAATCGCTCCTAGGAGTGATGACTTCGTAGTAACCAGACAACTAGGAACCACCCGTATCAATGTATACGGAACCACCACTGGTGACTTCTCTAAGACTTTCGTTGAAGGTATTGAGGTTGCTCAGTATATGCGTGAGCGTAATGTTGCTTTCGCTGCTGATGGTCTGCGTCCACATACTCGTTTCTATCCTTTCTGGGATGGTCAAGCAGGTGCTGATGTAATCCCCAAACTCATTGAAATCAATATGAGGTCTGGTGCTTTCATCGTTGGTGAGACCGTCCGTGGTTATAATGGCAGCACTCAGATCTTTGCTGCTCGTGTTGCTGAGCAGAATCATAAGACTGGTCCATTCAGCGCACCACAAAGAACTTATACTCAGAACCCCTACAGCAGAGGTGAAATCATTCCATCTGCATATTCTGGTTCCTCTACTATTCTAAACATTGACATCTTCTCACTTGCCGATCAGAGTGACGACAGATATTATGGTCTCATTGCTAATGGTGTAAGACTAGAAGGTGCTTCCAGTCGTGCTATTGCTGATGTAACCGATGTTAAGTTGGTTGCTGATACATTCTCTGAACTACAGGGATGTGTCTACTTCAGAGATCCATATGCATCTCCACCACCAGCATTCCGACTCAGAACTGGTATTAGAACATTCCGATTGACCTCAAGTCCTACCAATGAGAAACCACTTCTCGGTAGCACTATGGTCTCATTCTGTGACTCTACTTTTGAGTCTTCAGGTACTGTTCAGAACAGAAGAACTGAAATCATTGGTGTCCAGGATCTACCACCCCCTCCACCACCAGTCATCATTGACAAGACTGTTACAAATAACTTCACAAGAGTTATTGACAGAACTAAGACCGAAGTCATTGATAGAACTGTTACTATCAGAAACAACTTCATTCAAAGACGAGTTATTGATAGAACGAGAACCATCGTTCGTAACCGCACACGAGTCGAAAGACGCGTTATCAGAAGACCTCGTAGACGCCAGAGAAGACCTCGTCGTAGATATGATGATCCACTGGCACAAACCTTTAGAGTGGATGAAACCGGTGCATTCCTCACGTCGGTTGACATCTTTATGCAGTCCAAATCTCTAACAGACAACCTTGCTGTTGAGATTCGCACAACGGAACTAGGGACACCTACCGTTCAACTCGTTCAGTCTTATGCTCGTGTTGTCTTGGGTCCCGATGAGGTTAATATCTCGGATGATGGTAGTATCCCAACTAATGTGGTATTCCCATCACCAATCTACCTAGAACCTGATGTAACTTATGCTCTAGTTCTACTAGCACCAACCACTGACGATTACAACGCTTGGATTGCCCGTATGGGTGAAGGTGCTATTCAAGCAGGTGCATCCGGTCTTGCCGATGGTGTATCTGGTTCACTACAGGATGATCAGGCAGAGCAGGAAACTAACGATCAAAGTGTCGCACAGGATCAGGCAACTGGTGATGTAGATCAGGACGCACTTGCTGCCGCAGGTGGTCAGGTCATTATCTCTCAGCAGTACCTAAATGGTTCACTATTCAAATCACAGAATGGTAGCATCTGGACTCCTAGTCAGTTTGAAGATCTTAAGTTTGATCTTTATAAGGCAGAGTTCACTGATGAAGAAGGCACGGTATTCCTTACCAACCCACCACTTGCTAATACCACTCCTCTCCGTAACAATGGTATTCTAACTCTACCCAGAAAGGTTAGAGTCAGAATTGCCCCAACCAGTTTCGCCTTCGAGCCAGGTGATAGAATTACCTCTGTTGGTTCTGGTTTCACAATGACTGAGAAGGTCCCTGGTGATATCGAAGCACTTGGTGGTCCTATTACCACTCTAACCGTCACTGATCCAGGCACTGGTTTCATTGACGGAAGTTACACTGGAGTCGAAGCATACTCACTGGGTGTTGCTGGTGTTCTCGGAAGAGAAGGTTCACTAGGTGAAAATGCTACAGTCAATGTCACAGTCTCCTCTGGTGCTATTAGTGCTGCAACCGTTGTTGCCGGTGGTAATGGTTACAAGGTCGGTGATACGATTGGTATTAAGACCTCAGATGTTGGCAATTCTGGTGGCGATGCTGTCATCACAATCGATGCAATCGGTCAAACTGATACTCTATACCTAACCAATGTTGAGGGTGAGAGATATGTTGCTACCGACGATATTAAGAAAATTGCTGAAAATGGCACTTTGATTGATACGGGTGTATCAGTTGATCCTGCTGGATCTTCTGTTACTGATCCAATGAATGATGGTAGCGTATTCATAATCGATTGCCCTAACCACTCACTACACGCTGACAATCAGAACTGCTCACTAGTCAATTGTCTACCCGACCAACCTGCTTCAGTTCTCTCTGAACAGATTGATATCACTAGCACCTCACTAACAGTTCTAGACCCATCATCCTTCAATGAGTTTGAGGGTATTAGTACCTCTGTTGGTTATGC